ATTATCATAAACTTTAATACTTATCATAATTTTCCTTCATGGTTTTTTTTCAATTGTTGGTTTTAATATATTCACACCATACATTTTATCTACATCTATATACAACACCTTTACAAGAACATCTTTTACACGTAAAAAACGTTTGTTGCGAACAATAGAAACGTCAACTTTATCACCAATATGATATTTTATTAACTCATCTGAGAATTCAACACCATTATTAATGAGTGTATTATTTATTCCTATTATAGTATCCCATACCTGTAAATCTTTTGGTAGTGTTTTATCTACATACTTTTCATCAGTCATTAACAATCCATATGTATTTGGAATTGTTGAATCAATTCTAGGATAGTCTGTTAATAATTTCTTTAGTTGTGATTCTTTCCCATATAATGGAACAATCATTACTCCCAATGCAGGGCGGTCAGCTTTACCTGTTGTTATCATTTGAATTACTGAAGTTCTGACAATATCACTCCTAATTGCTATACCAACTCCCGCATTAGAATTGCCTCTAGATACAAGTAATGAATTAATTCCAACAATTTCACCCTTTGAATTAAGAAGAGGGCCTCCGGAGTTTCCTTTATTGATTGCAGCATCTGTCTGAACTGCTTTGATATAGGGATGTCTTGCATATCTTTCTACACTAGAAATTATGCCCTTTGATAAACTAAATACCATTCCCATAGGATGTCCAAGTGCGAACACTTCTTCTCCTAGTTTTATGTCATTTTGTGGGGCGAACTTTAGAAATGGTACGTTTTTGTTGCGATCAAGAACTTCAAGTAGGGCTAAATCGCCTAAGGGGTCTGTACCAACAACTTTTACTGAGTAATCTCCCCACTCTTCATCATCATAATAATATAAACGTATACTTTTTTGATTATGAACACAATGATAATTTGTTACTATGTGACCTTCTTTATCAATCACTGCTCCAGCACAAGTAGCCGTGGGCGTAGTTATTCCTGGATTTTCTATTGTGCTTACTTGTAATAATACTACTGATTCTCTCGCTTGTTCAATTATTTCTGTAGTGATTTCTGATGCTTCCAGAACACTAGAGAACATGAATATAGAAAAGCATAACAAAATAACTCTTTTGAGCTTCTCCATTTTTTCCTTAAAAATTTAATGTGTTAGGTTCTTGAGGGGTTCTCTCTAATTCTTTGTTTTGGTCTGGTAATGACTCTTCTCTTAATGAATTAGTAGAATTGTCTGCTCCCCCATCCTTTTTAATTTCTTTTTTTGTTTCATTATCTGGTGTCGGCATTTTCATAAAAAAACTTGGTAAAGTTTCATACTTTCCAACGCATTCCATTGCTTTCAGCATGAAAAGATTTCCTCCCCATTCTGGATCAATAACCTCCTTTTTGTATTCCTCTACTTTATGTTCTTTTCTAATTTTATCCATCACACAAAAACAATGTTCTACCATTTGTCTTTGTGCTATAGGGCTTGGTATCTGACCTAGAATAGATGGATTGCTCAATACTATCCATCTTATAGTTCCTTGATAACATGCACCTATTGTATCATAGATAAGTTGTGAAGTCCATGTATCATTATCTAATATTTTCGGAAATCCTCTTTCTGTGAACTGAGGCTCTTCTCCAGTTTTTAACTGGTTCCTTGCTTTATTCAGTTCATCTGCGCCCGCTTCTTCTGCTTTTACTACCGTAAGTTGCATGATAAACATACTCACAGGAAGTAATATTATTAAAAATATTAAAACCTTTTTTATAAAATATATTGGCGTAAATATTGTTTTACTAATATAGTGTCTCAACTCAAACCCAACTTTCTCTATTTAAAATTTAGATCCCTCATCGTCAATTGTTTATTCAATGGATCACTAAGGTAGGCCTACCGCTTTCCTATTAATATTTAGGTGTTTGGAGATGGTGCGCCAGAGAGGATTTGAACCTCTGGCCAACAGCTTAGAAGGCTGTTGCTCTATCCGCTGAGCTACTGGCGCATAGAGAATGTTTGCTTATAGTTGAACAAAAGTACTAATATCTGTTCTAATTGTATCTGCACAATCTTCACAACCTACAATCCAAGTGGTGTGTTTTCTCACCCAAATAGTTCTGATTGTGTTCGCATCTACATTATAATATCTAAAACTAATGGTATTGTTAGGATATTTGTCCCAACATGTACCCTTTACCAAAGTCTTTCTCACTTCACTGACACCATCTTTATCTACAGTAGCAAATTTTGTTGATGGTATTGGGCATGCTATAACTTTTGTACCTTCAAAACTACTACCCGTATATTCCGCTGCACCGGATGTAGTAATCAAATAAGACCCAGGCGTAACTTCTTTATAATTGGCTAAAAATCCGGGTGCTAATGATTTTTGGTATATTTTAGAACCAATTATGGTCGTCATATGTCTCCAATGATAATCACCTTCAGGAATTCCAAAAAATTTATCTTTTTTAGGAAGAACTGAATGAGCGATTTCCGGTTCTTCTTTAGGAAGTTTTATAACCGTTTTTTCTTCATATACTTTAATTTTCTTACATCCAACACATTTTCCATCTTTATATGGACAACCATTGGGCACAGTACAAACATATTCATAGTAGACTGAATCAGATTCAGTCTTTTCTGTAACTTCAGACTTATCTGGACTCTCAGAAATAACTCCTATATTTTCAGACGCATTCATAGGTACGCCTAACGGAGAGGAACTCTCTGATAGTACTTCTTTCTTTAATTCTACTGCTTTTGGTAGGTTTAGGGCCGGAAGTTTGGTGACTTTTGGGCCGAGTGGGACTTTTTTAACTGGAAGTAGTGTAAATTCACCAGAATCAGGGTCCTGAAATACCTGAAACTTTACACCATCCATTGTTATTACTTTAGCACTAACTGTAGGAACAGTAAGTCCTACTAGCGCAATTGCACCAAGTGCAATTAATATCGCCTTCTTCATAATTCATCTCTTTTGAAGGGTTTAATAGACCATAATGAATCATCACCTTGTGTGATGGTTTTCTCATTATTTCCTACTATTATATCAAATATTCTCGAAAAAGTCAAGTTTTTTGAGGCTTTTTTCCCTTTGGTTTCTTAGCCTCCGGTGCTGGTAACTTTATCTCTGGAAGAGCTTGCCTCACTAGATCATAAGTAATGTTACTATAAAGTTCAGTGAATTTTTTATCCTTCATAGCAATCACCACTTGTGCTTCGTCAGGATGTATTGTTTCGAGTAATTCAATAAAAATTGCCTCTCTCTTCATTCCGTCTATATTTGCTCCACCACCTTCACAAAACAGATAAAACTTGCGAACTTCAGGATATAATGTCATTGGAAACCCCTCCGGAGTTCCTCTAAAAACATAAGGTGGGGTGCCTGGTGGTAGTAAAAACTTGATTTTAGGATGAAATGCATGAATTAATATCTGTTTAACTTGGTCATTTGGGGGTGGCCCGTTGACCATGTGTCTTAGTATATTAACCCTATTCTTTTTTGGAGAGTTTTGTATCGCTTGAAAAATATAAGGTATACTATCTGCCATAATTAAAAGTCCTCTATAACATCCATTAAATTTTTAAGTCTAAATTTAATGAAATAATTTAATAATTTTTTTCTATCTTTACATTGATCAGTAGTTTTCCATTCATGAATAATATTGGTTTGTATGTTCTCCGGAATTTGACTCAAATCTATGAGAGTCTTATTTCGAGAATATCCAATACTTTCTTTTTCTGTAAGATCTCCCCCCTTTATTATGGAAAGCTTCTTCTTAGTTAATGGTGTCTGTCTCTGACCTTGAACAAAACAATCGTCCGACGATAGAACATTAGGAATTCCGTCACTTCTGTCACCACTAATAATGTGTTCTTCTAAAAAATCTACAGGATCTTCATGTATAAGATGCTTTTTAGTCAGTGGTGAAAATTGCTTTACATTACCAAAATGTTGCAATTGAATAAAATCTTTATCACTTGATATAATTAATATTTTTTGTTTTTCTTCAAATAAATTACCATTTCCAGTTGGAATGGTTTCTTCAGTTTGAAAATATTTACAAAGAGCGGCGATGACATCATCAGCTTCACAGTGTTCTACATGCATTACTGTGTAAGGTAATGATTCCTTTATCTCATCTCGAACCTTATTTAGACTTTTAAATAATTCATCCCAAGTATATGTAATTTTACCAGAAATATAATCTTTTTCATCTTTCGCCCTCTTATATTTCCTTGTCGCCTTATAAGCTGGAAAAAATTGTTTTCTCCAAGTATTATAATGATCACAACATACAACTATTTCACCATAGTCTTTACTATATTTTTTATTATAAAATCGTATGGTATTCAACGCCACGTGGCGTACCATATCCTCATCAGGTGGCTCATGTTTGGCTACTTGCATAAAAGAGCCAATGAACACCTGACTAAAATCTACTAGTATCATTTTCCTACAAATTGTTTATCAGTTATCGCAACAAGTTCACTCATCACTGTCATATTATTAGTCCACTTCTTTTTAATATCTGGATACCATACCCCCGCTGTTCTTTTTGGTGTGCCATCAGGATAATATGCCATTGCGACACATTTCCAATTTATTCTTTGATTTTCTTCTTTTCCCATATAATCTGAAATCCAATCACCTGTTCTCAAATAATGTTCCATGAAACGGACATATCCTAATTTATTATCTGCTGCTGCTTGTGCCCTCTCTTTTGCTTTTGAAGATGAACCTCTCGCAGACCTAGCAAATGCAGAAGCTTCTTCTTTAGCCTGTTTAATCCATTCTTTCACATTTTTAAGAGAAAGTGGATCATCATCTGGTTTCGCTAAAACAGATTTATAAATGTTTTTATATTTGGCTGGTTTTCTTCTGGCTCTCAATTTTGCCATTCTTTCTGCCGCCTGTTTGGGAGTTTCTTTTGCTTTTTTCGCCATTTAAGTTCTCAATTTATTGTTAATAAGAGGAAGGGTAGAGGTTATGCCTAGAAGGTTCAGGGAATCTTCTTCTAGTATGTTGTCTAACTTACCCTTCCAGTTGTGGTTGTATCATCGCAGACAATCCTTCCAATAACTGTTGCCACAATTGGAGTCTTATTTGCCAATTATAAAAAGTGTCTGCATAGACTTTTTGTAATCCTATCATATTTTGGCAATCTATATTTTCATAAGTCATCAATACATTTTTCAAAAGATGTGAAAAAAGATAACGATGCCTACTTTTATCATGTTCCATATTATATGTCCAAGCAAATTGTCCAGTTGTTTCCGGTAATGCTCCAAATTGCGGACAGACGATTAAATTTTTAGCACTCATCGCCTCCATTGCGACTATGCATGACGTTTCCAAATATGTATTAGGATATGCTAATACATGAGAATCGACCATAGCTTTCCTAACTTCCTCATTAGGTCGATTACCATAATAATTTATCCTATCATTCTTCTCACATCTGTCAAATAATTTTTGATATTGGATATCATTTGCTGGTCTATTATATAATTTAAAAGACGAAAATACATCCAATTCCCAATCAAAATCATTCAAATCATTTTCAACAACATCTAATAATATATCTAATCCTCGATGTGGCGTTGAAGCATAAATTAATTTTATTGGTTGTCCTAAAGATTTTTCTTCTATATGAATTGGATCTATAGCATTTTGCACGACCATTGAAATTTCATAAGGTACACCATACATAATATGAAACATCTGTTGTTGCCAATAAGATACAAATACAATCTTAACAAATTGTTTGCAGTAATTGGGGTCTTTAAATTGTGATTGTATCCCCTGATCAAATGGGGTTTCATGCATCCATAAAATGGTTGGTCTTTTGGGATCAATTGGTTTTTTAGGATAAGATAAAACCCAATCAAATTGATCACATAAGTCTGGCAATTCACTAAAGAGTCTTCTTGCTTGAATTTCAGTTCCACCGTTAGCTTTTGGATCTATTAATTCAACGGGGTCATCATCAGATTTTCCACCATCAATTACTGTTAATTTCGGTCTCATATGTTTTGGGAATTTTCTACTTGGGCAGACCAATGTTTTGTTTCACCTTCAAGAACATCAGTTTCACTTGACCTTATATTGTTAGTAGTGATAGGATCTTCAGTACTACCAACATTTTTTATGAGTTGAACTCGATTAAAATAGGTTTGGTCTTGTCCATCTAAACTATTCTTTCCATGATTACATGTGGCATGAATAATTATACAGTCACCCACTCTAGCTTCTGGAATTTCACCTTTAGTTGTATATTTAAAAAATATACCACGTCTATCAGACCTATCTTCAATGACATGAACTTTTCCATATTTTGGTGAGTTTGTTATTTTGGAAATCTTGACAAAAAAATTCTTTCTTTCTTTATCTTTTCCCATGAATGGATCACGGGGTTCAACTTTCACTTCTTCCATATTTCTATCACGCCAAGACATTATTAATTTAGTAAGGTTCCCTCTGGTGCTTCTTCTGGAGTTAAT